CTCTATAGTGGAAGGTAACAAAAGTGGCACATCACCGCACAGGTGAAAGGAACAATATAAACGGTGACAAAGGGAGAAATCTGGAAAATTGCGTTAACCATGCGGGACTATATAGGATTAGGTGGGATGAGTAGGGATGAGATTTTAATTTGTCGCAGAATAGATTTAAATAAAAATGCGTTTCAAAGCAATATAAACGGTGACAAAATATTTCATTCATCATCCTCCTGAACGCCGAGCTAACTTGCTCCGGTTTTGGGCGTCAAGTTAAGAGACTGGTTGTGTTGCCGTTCAAGCATAAAAACTTACTTTAAACTGAATTACATGACAAATAACCTATTTCCGTGGTTGCATCCTACGGGCAAAATATGCAACCAACGCGCACTTCACATTAAAAACATAGAATATCTAACAATATCAGTTGTGTATCGCTATTTTTATATAAAATGTTAAATTTTTACGATGCAACCACATTGCAACCACATTTTTTTCTTGACAGACGCCTTTTCTTCGTTTATATGCTATAACCATAAGCGTCAAAGTAAGCACCAAAAAAAAGGAGAAAACACATGAGCAGATTCTTTAAACGTAAAAATCGGTTTTTAGGGCGTATTGGAGTCTTCGCCACATATAACGACCTCAAGACTGCTCTTTTCTACCACCTCCCTGAATCAACTTTAAAAAAGTATGGGGATCTTTTTTCTGAGCGTCTGGTTCGTCGGGATTCGCAAGAGAGGCCAACCCCTTGATGTATATCCGGCCCGGAATGTCTTTAGGGCAACTTTCATATTGTCCTAAAAGTATAGGATGTATCGCTTTCGCTATCACCGGATCGTGGCATATCGCCACTGTCAGCGTCCCCAGGGCAAGCATAATCGGAATAAGATATTGTTCATTTACAGCCTTTAAAATTATTGGCAATGCTATTTCAAATTCTTCTCTGTCCATAATTTCACCTCTCTTTCTCTATAAAACAAAAACAAGGAGTTTGTGATGAAAAACAACGTATCCAACATGTCGCCACTTAACATTAAAGTATTGATGCTCAAAAGCCATGTCACTCAGGCGGAGATCGCGCGGAAACTTGGCATCACGATACAGACGGTGAACCAGGTGATTCACGGGCGGTTCAACTCACATCGTGTGCATCAGGCGGTTGCGGAAGCGACGGGGAAGGATATCCGGGCTATCTGGCCGACCGTCTATCTCTACGGCGGGGGACCCTGGAAACGAGGGAGACCCTTCGCGGAAGACTCCAGGAAAAGAGCGACGGCCTGAAATCGGCCGATAAATTCTAAAGGAGCATATCATGAGCGATCTTATTGAGGATACATTTGAAAAAGTAGAAGCCCGACTACAGTCGGCCAGGAATCAGGGATTTCAACCGCCTCTTTCTCCCTTACCTGGAGCTTTAAAGAAAAGGTCGCAGCATTCAGCCGATCACAATACAGAGCCATTACCCTGGGATCAATTTTGCAAAGCGATAACCAGTGCCCAGCGGGAGTATAACAGTCGAGGGATTGTTCAATGAACGCATCGACCTGCGCCCTTAATTCTTCGCGGATCAGTGGGAGCTCATCGCCCCACGCGTTGAGAATGTCCAGCGGCCGCAATTTATCAAAGAGCTCTTCAGGGAAGAGTGTCATAGAGAGGGCCTCTTCCCAAATTTCCAACAAATGTTTTGTTGAGACTATTCGCATTTTCATCTTGAGATTAGCTTTATAGTTTTTTTTCACTGATTTCAATGTCTAATTTCGAAAAAGATTTACCAGGGGGAGGGCCATGAGACGGAAGGCGGGAGCAAATCAGGGGCAGGCCAGCTTTTTCGATATCATTATAAACAATCAACAAACATTTCCTCACCAGGCGGGGAGCCTGGACATAGATCGAGAACTTCGCGAGTCGATCAGCCTGGCACTGAAACAATCGCCAGTCTCCCGGTATCATATCGCCGCGACTATGAGCGAGATGACCGGGACGGACATCACAAAGTCGAGGCTGGATAGCTGGACGGCGGAGTCGAAGGACGGGCACCGCTTTCCGGCTATTTTTATGCCCGCGCTTTGTGTCGCCACGGGCAGCACCGAGCCGCTGAAGGCGCTGACGAGGCGCGTGGGCGTTTTCGTCCTGCCGGGCGAAGATGCTCTGCGCTCCGAGATCCGGCGATTTGACGAGGAAATTACCCACCTGAAGGCCGAAAGACAGAAGCGCGTCGTTTTGGTCGAGGCGCAGAAGGGGGCGTGAGAGCCGCCCATATATAAAGGATATAGCAAAACGTATGCCATTTTGGGGGAACAAACTATGAAAACAATACAAAGCATCCAGCGATACATCGAGGAGGAGCCCTGGGACGAATGGATCATTAAAAACGACAAATATCTGGAGCGGGCCTGCATCGCGATTATTATTGCCGGGGCGCTGTACTTCGGAATCGGCGCGATTGTCGGATTTATGGGGTGAGGTGAGATATGAAAGATTCTCTCGCAGTGAAAGAAATAGCGACCCTGTTGGGTGTATCACGACAGACCGTCGAGAAGTGGGCGCAAAAAGAAGATTGGATCAAAGACGAGGACGGGCGCTACCCCATCCTCTCCCTCCCGGGCCCCATCCAGGCCGCCTGGGTATCCTCCACATATAAAGGAGAGGATATGCTCGCCCAGGGGCATGTCATTTCCCTGATCGACGCCCTGGCCCCGGAAGCCATCGAGGCATTCCGTGACGCGACACACCCACCCATGCAGATCAAGTCCATGACAGAAGTCGCCACCGGCGGCGGCCGTCAGCCGTTCGAGGGCTGGCTTGAAGACCCGTCGAGACAGTTTTCACTCGATGATCTTGCCAATCCGCGCGTCGCGAAGATCCTCGCCATCCTGCGCGAGGTCGACGAGATACCCTGGGACTGGACAAAGGGAAAGCGAAAATGGATCGGCCTGGTCGCCCTCAAGCACGACGTCACCTTCCAGTCTGTCTACAGATACATAAAACGATATGAGGCAAAGGGAATCGGCGGCATCTGTCACCGGAAAAACACAAAGGGCCGCGCCAAAGTCTGGCATCCCGACGCCCTCCAATTCTGGATATCCATCTGCCTGAAACGCGAACACCGTCACATCGACAAACGCGACCTCTACGACCACCTTATAATAGAGGCCGACCGCCGCGGCTGGACTATCGGCGGCTACGGGTCCGCGATCTGGTGGTATGATAAGCGGGCCACCCCGCAATTTCGAGCACTCCAAAGGGGCGGGATGCGAGCGCTGGATAACGTGCTCCCGCCGATCCTGCGCGACTATTCGGATCTCGCCCCCTTCGACATGCTCGTCGGCGATCAGCATCGATTCGATTTTTGGGTACAAGACGACGAAACCGGCGAAGTCTTCCGGCCGGAGGGCTACCTCTGGCAGGATCTGCGCACCCGCATCATATACGGCGCCGCCATCGACCATAAATATGATTCACAACTCATCGGCCTGGCCCTGCGGATCGGCATCGGCATTTACGGCGCCTTCGGCAGCATCTATACCGACAACGGCAGGCCCGAGCTGAGCCGCTACCTCACCGGCATCATGTCAAACATCCGATCGCTCAATCTGAAATGGGAACGCACCGTCGACTCGACAATGGACGTCCTCGACACGGATCCCGAAGACATCAATCCGAATATCATCATCCCGGGCACCCACAAAAAAGCCATAGTCAAAAACGCGAAAGCCAAAATGATCGAAGGCACCTTTGACAAACTCGAAAGGCTTCTCCGGAGCCGGTTCCGCCTGCCCGGAAGCGTCAAGCGCCTGTCAGATGACATCCACGCGCAGGACATCGACCAGCTGGAAGCAAAAAAGCTGGCCGAGCAGGGCAAGCTGATGCTCTTTTCCGAGTTCGCGCTCACCATGTACCGGGCCTGCGACCACTACAACCGAGAGAAAAACCATCGCGGCGTCGTCAAAGAATGGGCGTGGAAGCCGAAGACGAAGCAGGCCGTCCCGTATGACTGCCTCCAATTCTGCTACGAGAAAGACGGCTGGCGTCCCCGGATGATTTCCGATGACGCGTCGATCCTGTTCTTCCTGGCAAAGGCGAGCCGCAAGGTAAACATGGGTCGCATCCAGTTCCAGGGTGATTTTTACGAGGGTGATGTCCTGGTGGAACTGCACGGCAAACGCGTGGACCTGCGCTACAGCCCGATGGACATCCGCCAGATCTACATATTCCGGGGCAGTGAATACCTCGGCATGGCGCTCCCCGTGGAATACTCGAGCATGAAGGACATGACCCTGGCCCAGAAAAAGATCGTAGAGAAACGCAAAATCCGGAAAAGGATCGCCGAAGAGTTCAAAAAAATCACCTCCGCCGCGCCCGATTTCCGGGAATATTCACAGGTCGATGTCCTGGAAAAAGCCGCCGCCCTCATCGGGAGAGACCGAAAAAAGCTCGCTGCCGATAACCATGAACTTTATCGCGAGCGCTCCCCGGAGGAGCTGGACGCCGAAGTCAGGATGATTGAAAAGCTCAACGCCACGCCGACCGTCCTGGGGTACAGGCCGCTTCCGGAACGCCCGTCGTTTTTCCTGCACGAAAGAGACCGGCATGAGTGGGCCGTAAAATACGAGTTCGCCGGGGGCCTCCTCGACTCCGAAGACAAGGGCTGGCTGGCCGGATACGAGTCAAAAATGACCCCGGAACAACAGGAATACTGGGCGATCCAGAAAGAACGCGGCGGATTATAGCCCACACAGGGGACTGTCCCAGGAATTTTTGCGCAGCAAAAACCCGGGACTGTACCCGAATTTAGAAAGGAGACCCAAATGAAAAACGTCTTTATCGAGACAGCGAACACCCGGAAATTTTTTGACATGTGCAACGAACTGGCCGACCCCATGAGCCTGATCGGCCCGTCCCTGGCGATGGTCACAGGCCCGGCGGGCAGGGGCAAATCCGAGGCCGCGAAACATTACGCCACACAGACCAGCGCGATCTATATCCCGCCGATGAATGTGAGATCCCCGGCGATGGTCCTGCGGGAAATCGCCTTCGAGCTTTCAAAACTCAAGCCGGGCCGGTCCGAAGCGTGCCTCAATATAATAGGAGACGAGATGGCGAAAGATCGCAAGCTCGTCATCATCGACGAGGCCGACCTCCTCACCCTCCAGATACTGGAGATGCTCCGGAATGTCAACGAGCGCTATGCCTGCCCGATTCTGCTCATCGGTGAGGATGAACTCAGGGGCCGGGTAGCATCGAGGCGCAGGATCGCGAGCCGGATCCGGCAGAAGGTTGAGTTCATGCCGGTCACCCAGGGCGACATCATCTTCTTCTTTAAACAGTCCCTGGAGACCAAGCTCGCCGGCGACGTCGCCTCCATCATACTACACCACGCAAAGGGAGACTGGCGGCCCGTCCTCACCACAGCCATCGGCATCGAGAGGGCCATGAAGGCCAGCGGGATACAGGAAGTCACGGCGGAACTGGCGCGAGAGGTTATCAAAAATGGCTGAGGTCGGCTCCTATAAAAAGACAGGCCTCGCCGCGCGCATGCGCGAATGGATGAAAGGCCGCAAGCGTCCCTTTACCGCGCGGATGATCTGCGACGGGCTGGAGATATCCGGCTGGGACGAGCGGCAGAAAGTCCACAACTCCATCCCCGATTTTCTCAAAAGGGGCGAGGTCTATCAGCATCAGCGGGGACAGATTTCAAATCTGTCCCCGAATCAACAGAAACGGCGACAAAACAAACAGTACAAATACAATCATGGCTGGCGAAAGGCGCCGAAAGGGAAAGACAAGCCGAGGATCCTCAAGGCGATGTACATATCGGCGATGGAATTTGCCGCATCGGACATCGAAAGACTGTCCGGCGCGGGACGAAACCACGTTGAGAAAATCATCAAATCACTGGTCACGGACGGAGATCTTATCATCGTCGGCCGGAGGACATGCTCCGCGGGAGTCGGAGCCGAGCACCTGTATAACATTGCGAACCGTGACCGGTTTAAGATCGAGGTAATGGGATGAACACGAAGCCCCACCCGACAGACCGCTGGACGGCAAAAATCGCGGAGCAGCGCCGGGGTATCCTGGCGAAGATCCACATCGCAAAAAAGCAGCTTGGACTCACGCAGGACCAATACGCCGCGATACTCTCCGGCTTTGAGGTCACCAGTGCGAAAGACCTCACCATGCAGCAGCTCGAAAGTTGCGTGAAATACATGAAATACTTAGGCTGGCGGCCCTTCCGGGTGCGGAAACGCGCGCCCGTGGAGCGAACGATTACCGCCCTGCAGGACAGGTGCCGCGAGCTGGCCGGGCAGATGGAAAACGGAGAAGAGCGCCTCGCCGGCCTGATCAAATCGAAGGCCGGAGTCGACGCCCTGGAATGGCTCAGAGACACCGCGAAACTCAAACAGATACTGGCAATTCTGGAAAAATACAGGGAGCGGGAAGCATAGGGGACTGTCCCAGGAGTTTTCGCGTAGCGAAAAACCGGGACTGTCCCCGGTGGAAAAGGAAAACAAAGATGAAGAACACGACCAACATTAGCCCCCGGGTATGGCGTGACACGGGGCACAGGATCAAAGGACGAAGGTTGTGCAAATCAATCCTGGGCCACTACGCCACAGAAAGTGACGGGATGTACCTGGAGGCAGTGGACATAGCGGACGCCGAGGCGGTGATTGCCGCGGCCGGCGGGGAGAAGGCCGATGACGCGCACGATAGAAGTTGATCGAGTAATCGGCGGGGACGAGAGAGAGAAAGCCCGGGTCATGATATTCGCGGCAGCCGCGGACAGGCCGTCCGGATCGGGCAGACTCAGCATCCGGCAGCTCGATCGGATCAGCGCGCTGTCCGGCATCCCCTGGGGCGATGTCACAAGAGAGGCCCGGAAAGAGGGCCTGACAACATAGAAGGGGGCTGTCCCCGACGGGGACATGACCCGACTTAGCTTTATCAAATCGGCAGACGGGGACATGACCCGATTTAGCTTTATCAAATCGGGATCGTGTACCCGGAAAAAAAGAGGAGAAACAACATGGAAAACATGGAATATCTAAAGTACCGGACACTGAGCATCCTGGCCGACCACGTGGGCGAGGTCAATGCCGTCGGCATGGCCGAACTCTATGAGCAGGTGTTCGGCCGGCGCTGGAAACACAGGATCAACGACACCCGCGCGCTGCGAACCGTGATCACGGTCATGCGCAACGAAGGCAAGCCGATCTGCTCCGTATCCGCGTGCAACGGCGGAGGCTACTATCTGGCAGCCGCCGGGAGCGAGCTGGCCGACTATCTCAGGCGCGGTGAACATCGGGCGCTCAAGATCCTGGGCCGCAACGCCCGGCTGAAAAAGATCGCCCTGCCCGAATACCTGGGACAGATGCGGATAAACATGGAAGGCGAGCCGTGTCAGGACATCGGATCGCAGCCATAACCAGGGCATACGTGATTTGCCTGGTGACGCTGATCGTGATGTGGCTGTCCCTGGGTCGCCTTGATGGCGGAACCATAGCGGGGCACCCTGAACCACAGCAGCCTCCGCCGGCAATTAAGAAGGCTATACACGAAATGGGGCCAAATTATCACTACAGGATACTCGATGACGGCACACTGCAGGTCAACAAAGGCGACGGAGAGTGGCTGAAGCTGAAATATTAAAGGGGACGCAGGGGACTGTCCCAGGAATTTTTGCGCAGCAAAAACCCGGGACTGTACCCGGAAAAGAGGAGATAACACATGAACGACATCAAAAAACAAGCCGATGAGATGCTGCGGGATATTGGTAGAATGCAGAAGGATCGGGAGGATCTCGGGAGCGAATATGACGAGGCCGTTATATCGATTAGCGAACAGTACTTTCCCCGTATCGCGGCATATAACGAGGCCCTGGAAGGGACGCATAAAGCCCTCATCGCCCTCATGAAAAAGGCAAAGGCCACCCTCTTCGACGGCACAGACATCGTCCGGCTCGAGAACGGCGTCCTCATATATAATAAGGAAAAGAAGGTCACTATCCCGAAGGGCGCTCTCGAGAAGGCCGAAGAACAGGGCCTGACCGACGCGATCAAAATCACGAAATCCCTTGACCGCGGCGTCGTTGAAACATGGCCCGACGAGAGACTATTCCTCATCGGCGCGATGCGCAAATGGGTGAAGAAATTCAACTACGAGGTAAAAAATGGAAGATAAATGTCTGACAACAGATATCGTTGATCTGGTTTTTGAAGAAAATATCAAACAGCTAAATAAATGGGGAATTCAGAACCGCTCCCCGTTTGAGTGGCTCACATATCTGGCAGAAGAGGTCGGGGAACTGGCGGAGGCTATACAGAACAGCGAATATCATAATGGAGAAAAGAGAAACGTGGTCAACGAAGCAATACAGGCCGCGACATTAGCCCTCAAAATAGCGGAGATGCATCGTGAATTTTAAATGTCCCTACTGCAGAAAGGAATGCAATTTCATGGAGATCAAAGGCGACGCCGATCTGATGGCCATCATACAGACGGTGCCCGTTTTCGAGAAACACGCGAACCTCGTCTGGGCGTATGTTGAGCTGTTCGGGATCTCGCCCCTGAAGTCGAAGACGAAAAAGCTCCGTATCCTCCTCGAAAAGATGGCCCGCCTCTTCCAGTCGGAAGAATTTGGCTACCAGAAAAAGACCTACCGGATCAGCCGGGCCGGGATCGCCGAGGCTCTGTCCACGACCGTCCATCACCCATTTGAAACCAAACTTACAAACCATAACTACCTCAAAAAAATTATGATTTCCATAGCCGGGAAAGAAGAACAGGCTACCGGAAAGCAAGCGGAAAAAGACCTCCGGGAAGGCGAGGGAAAACTCCGGAGCGGAGGAGAGATATCCGAATCCCAGCGCCGGGCGAATCTCAGGAAACTGAGATCGATTATAGATGACATCGGAAAGGAATAGACGATGAAAAAGAGCATGAAATCAACCATCGCAAAACAGCTCATCGAGGGGATCAAAAAGGGGATTATCTCTGTCGACCGCGATGGCATGGTGATGCGGGGCAAAAAAATCCTGAAACGCAAGCTATCAAAATACATCCTGCTGCGCATGACGCGCGAAGGCGCGCGACTGAGTGTCAATGGGTTTTATAAGGTGGGCGAATGATGACTAATCCGGGGTACACCTCCAGATGTGAGGAAAGAGAATTTGTCGTGGACGCGGGTCCGGTGATCCGGTGCCCGAATCCCGACTGTGGTGGGATCCTGATGGAGGCAATCGTTGACAAATTTAAAACTCGTTGCAAACACTGCGGCAAATGGATATACTTGGAAAAGAAAAAAACTTGACAAACCACAATATATAGTGTAGCGGAAAATTCCAACACTATGTATTGAAAAAAGTTAATGCAGCACAGCGGCTTTCCAGCCCGGTTGCTCCGGATTAATCTCCGGAGGGCCGGGCTTTTTTTATGGAGGTTTTATGCTGTCACTTATCAGGCACGAAGAAACCACACAGGGGGCCATCAGCGCCTTTCTGATCGATGGCGTCTGGCATGGTGTGAGCCTGGAGCCCGACTCTGCCGATCCGGTCAAGGGGCATATCCCCGGCGGGACTCCCCACGAACCTAAAATCTATCCTGTTCGCCGATTCCACGGCACAAAATGGCCTGACACATTCGAGATAATCGTACCCGGGCACACGGCCGTCCTGTTCCATTCCGGCAACATCGAAAAGCACACCGATATGTGCGTCATCGTCGGGCGCTCGGTCGGGTATCTCGTGTCCGGCGAACGTGCCGTCCTGAACAGCGGCGCGACATTCCGATCATTTATGGAAAAAATGGACGGCATCCAGGAGACGACACTGGAGGTCATTGATCTTTACAGGAGATAGGCCATGATGAAACACCCGACACTATGCCCCGGCGACGAGTTCGCCACGAAAAACCCGATGGCTCTGGGTATGGGGATCAATTTCGTCCAGAAAGCCAAATCGGTAGACAACGACTCGGTCTTTACGCATACGGGAATCATCACGGATTCCAAAGGGACTACCCTGGAGGCGCTATGGACGGTCAAAGGCCAGAACCTCTGGGAGGCCTACGAAGGTGAGCGGACGCTTGTCGTGCGGAACATCAACATGACCCCGCCCGTTTTCGAGGCCGGGTACGAGAAAATCAAGAAGCATATCGGCCAATGGTATCCCGCGCATCGCCTCCTGCTGCACCTGCTCCATGTGGCGAAGTGGGTCCACTGGGGCAGGATCGTCTGTTCGGAGCTGACCGCGAAATTTGAGACGGGGTGCGCGGAGCATTTCGGCCCGGACAAGACGTCGGGATTCCTGAGGAATTATTACGGAGTCAACCCGGACAACCTGGTCGATCGCTGGCTGATCAGTCGTTATTACACGGTCATATTTGACGGGATCATAGAATAGGAGATCATTATGAAAAATGAAAATCCCAGAGGAGAACCCAGGCCGCATGACGGACGCGGACGCGGCGAGGGAATGCCGGACGGGCAGAGAGGCGGAAGGAATGAAAGCCCCTGCCCTGCTGACGGGCCCGGACATGGCCAGGGCGGCGGACAGGGGAAAGAAGGAGAGAAACGATAATCCAATACATTCCGACAGACATAGATTTAATGGGGTTTGTGAAGGACCGGATTGTTATGCTGGGGATGGTTTACGTCATTTTCCGGGCCATGTTCCCGGAGTCGAAGCTGCTCCGGGCGATAGGAGAGGCATTCTCCCGGATTCCGGGGATCGCGAAAAAGGGCAAATAAATGGACGATATCGACCTCGCTAACGAGCATGAGGACTTTTTCAGGGAGAACGCCCTGAGAACGGCAAGGAAAAACCCCGACATCCCGGGAGAAACGCCGCTATATCTCGACGGCGTTCGCTGCTGCCTCGATTGTGAGGACCCGATCCTGGAGGCGAGACTGGAAGCAAACCCGAAAGCCGTGCGGTGCGTCGAGTGCCAGTGTCGGCACGAGAGGAGCGGCGCATGAATGAAGCGGCGATGGCGGCGACAGCCCTTCCCTGGGGCGCGATGACGGCAACCTTCCCCTGGGGTCTGCTGGCGGTATTGACAAGCTTGATAGCGGGCTGGAGCCTGCTGATAATCGTTACCGTCCGCTGGCAGATGAGCCGGATATTGGCCGGATACGATGATCGATTTCTGGGCCTGGAAAAGGATGTAAAAAAACTCCGCCAGTCCCACATGGAGATGAAGGCGGATTTGCCCCTGCAGTATGTAAGAAGAGAAGATCATATCCGGCAGGAGGTCGTCATTAACGCTAAGCTCGACAAGCTATACGAACTGATTGACGAAATAAGGAGAGGGAAAAATGGGCGGAATAGACCTGAAAAAAGCCAGACGTGAAGATGTGCGGTGGTATCTGCTCGACGCGCTGAATCGCGGGCGGCCAATCGGAGCGCCCGAGACGATGCTCCATACAACGCTTTGCGGGATTGCTCCCGATATCACGCAGATGGAAATCCGCCGGGAGCTTGACTATCTGGCCGCGCGCGACCTCGTGGAAATCGAGGGACGCGACACTCCCGTCTGGTTTGCGAAATTGAACCATCGCGGCATCGATGTCACCGAATATACCGTGGACTGCCATCCCGGGATCGCACGACCGCCGAAATACTGGGAGGAGTAACACAATGCCCCAGAGATCAGCAGTAACACAACTCCCGGACGAGGTGAGAGAAGATCTTGACCGGAGGCTCATAAAAAGCGGATTTGCCAATTACCAGGGTCTGGCGGACTGGCTCATCGAACAGGGGTATGAGATCTCCAAATCCTCCATCCACCGCCACGGCCAGCAGTTGGAGCAGCGACTCCAGGCTATTAAAATATCCACAGAGAGCGCTCGGGCGATCGCAAATGCCAGCCCTGACGATGAAGGAGCTATGGGAGACGCCCTCACGCGGTTAATGCAGGACAAAATCTTCAATATGTTGCTCGAACTGGAAAAAATCGACGCGGATCAGATCGACGTGACGAAACTTGGTCGCATGATTGCCGACCTGAATCGCTCTTCGGTAACACAGAAAAAATGGCAGGCGGAGGCCAGGGGGAAGGCGGCCAGGGCGGCTGACGACGTCGCTGATATCGTGAAATCCACCGGCCTTTCCGATGAGAAAGCAAAAGAAATTCGCAAAAAGATATTGGGAGTCGCGGCGTAATGGCGCAGAAATCAACTCCACATAATGATCTCGATACCGCCCGTGAGGCAACCGGAGGCATCCTGCTGCCCTATCAGGCGAGCTGGGTTGCCGATGATTCCGCGGTGAAGGTCATGGAAAAATCCCGACGGGTCGGGATCTCCTGGGCCGAGGCATCCGATGACGCGCTCTATGCCGCGTCGGAAAGCGGCGACGATGTCTGGTACATCGGCTACAACAAAGACATGGCCCTGGAATTTATAGGCGATTGCGCCAACTGGGCGCGGGCCTACAACCTGGCATGCTCAGAGATGGAAGAGACCGAAGAAATCGTGGAAGAGCAGAAGATCCTCGCCTTCCGGGTCACATTCAGATCCGGCCACCGGGTCACGGCATTGTCCAGCCGTCCCACCAACCTGAGAGGAAAGGGCGGTCGTGTCATAATCGACGAGGCGGCATTCCATGACGATCTGCCCGGGCTGATAAAAGCGGCGATGGCCCTGCTCATATGGGGCGGTCAGGTCAGGATCATCTCCACGCATTTCGGAGACAGTAACGAGTTTAATTCACTCATTCAGGATATCCGCGCCGGGAAAAAACCCTACAGCCTCCATCGCGTCGATTTCGACGAAGCCCTTGACGCCGGCCTGTATAGACGAATCTGCGAGGTCTTGAAACGGGACTGGTCGCCGCCAAAAGAGTTCGCCTGGCGACAGGAAGTCATTGATTTTTACGGCGACGACGCGGACGAGGAGCTCTTCTGTATTCCGTCCCAGGGGAGCGGCGTCTATCTGACCCGCGCCCTCATCGAGACATGCCTCTCCGACGAGATCCCCGTGATCCGCTACGAACAATCCACGGCATTCGCGGAAATCGCCGATCACCTGAGACACGCCGAAGTCAAGGATTGGTGCGAGGAAACATTAAAACCGCTCCTTGCCGGATTAGATACAAAGCGCAGGCACTATTTTGGTGAGGATTTCGGTCGCACCGGTGACCTCACGGTTATCACGCCCCTGGCGGAACAGCAGAACGCGACTTTCAGGGCCCCATTCATCCTGGAACTCAGGAATATTCCCTTCCAGCAGCAGGAACAGATCCTCTTTTACATCGTCGACCGGTTGCCGCGATTTTCATACGGCGCCCTTGATGCCAGGGGAAACGGGCAGTACCTGGCCGAACGCGCCATGCAGAAATACGGTGCGTCACGAATCGCCCAGGTCATGCTCTCCGAGCAATGGTATCGGGAAAACATGCCCCCGTACAAAGCGGCGTTCGAAGACCGGAGCATCCTGCTTTCGAAAGATGCCGATATAATCGAAGATCACAGGGCGTTCAAGGTGATCAAGGGAATTGCAAAGCTCCCCGATACAAAAACAAAAGGCAAGGACAAAAAACAGCGCCACGGAGATTCCGGAATTGCCGGCGCCCTGGCCTGGTTCGCCACGAGGCAGAAAGGCGGCGGGCCGATCGAATACGAAACCGTCAGCGAGCGCCGGGCATCCGCCGGCAGAGGAGCCTACTGAAATGATACTGGACCAGTTCGGACGAGAGATTCAGAGGATGGAAAAACAGCCGGAACAGCGTGAAATCGCCGTCGCGGCGGTACGTGACCGCTGGAGCACCTACCCCAGCTCAGGGCTTACACCGGCCAAGCTGGCCACGATTTTCAAGGAGGCCGACGGGGGAAGTGTTTACCGGCAGGCCGAGTTGTTCGAGGAGATGGAGGAAAAGGACACACATCTTTTCGCCGAATTCCAGACCCGTAAAAATGCCGTCCTCGGCCTTGATTACGATATCGAACCGTACGACAGCAGTAGCGAAGCTAAAAAAATAGCCGATTTTTGCGCCGACGTCCTGTTCTCCATGTCCACATTTGAAGAAACGCAGCTTGACCTCCTCGACGCCATCCCGAAGGGATACGCCATGCAGGAAATCGTCTGGGACGTGACGGAGGGCAAGGCGATCATCGCCGGGTTCATGTGGATCCACGCGAAAAAGGCAGTCTTTACGGACTTCGGCAAGAGCATGTGGGAGCCGATGATCTCCATCCCGAAGATCATCACCGAGGCCCAACCGATCAACGGCGAAGACATGCCGCCCTTCAAACTGGTTTATCACCGCTACAAGGCCCGGTCGGGATACGACACCCGCGCGGGGATCCTGCGCACCTGCTCCTGGATGTACCTGTTCAAGAACTACGGAATCAAAGACTGGGTAGGCTTCGCCGAGGTGTTCGGCATGCCGCTGCGCCTGGGGAAGTATGACGCCGGTGCGAGCACGGCCGACAAGGATGCCCTGAAATTAGCCATCCAGTCGCTGGGCTCCGACGCCGCCGGGATCATATCGAAAAACACGGAGATTCAGTTCATCGAGGCGACAAAAAACGCATCAAAGGACAACATCTTCGAGAACCTGGCTAACTTCTGCAACAAAGAAATGTCCAAAGCGATTTTAGGTCAGACAGCCACCTCGGAAGGCACGCCCGGCAAACTCGGCGCGGATGACGCGCAATCCGCGGTACGCCAGGATCTCATCGAGGCCGACGCGAGCGCGCTGGCGAACACGGTCCGTTTTCAGATCCTTCGCCCCCTGGTCGGCTATAACTTCGGATGGGACAAGCTGCTTCCCTGGTTCCGGATCAAATACGAAAGCCCGGAGGATCTCAAATATCTTTCCGATGTGTACGAAAAACTGCACAAAATCAATTATCCTCTCTCGGCGAAGCATGTATCCGAGCGATTCGGCGTTCCCCTGCCCGACCAGAAAGACAAAGACGACTTTGTCCTCCCGGCGGCAAGTGGGCCGATGTCTGGGGCCAGATTTAAAGCTGTCCCCTATGCCCTTAAAAATCGCCGCTTTACGCCCGAGCAGGAAGCTCTGGAGGGACTGATGGCACGGACAGGCGAAGAGATACCTGGGGCCATGTCAGGCCTCTTGGAGCCGATCCGTAAGCTGATCATGACCGCCGGGTCCCTGACCGAGATCCGCGACGGGATATACGCGCTCTATTCCGACATGGATCCGCGCGAGATAGAAGATCTCGTATCGCGGGCAACATACACGGCCGACCTGTACGGCCGGCAGACGATAGAGGATAAAAAATGAGATTACACGAAAGAAAACCATGCGCTTAGACGGTCCGTACATAGTTCTGGAACCCGTGCCGTTCGACGAGGCGATCGAATATTTCGGCGCGCGGATCCCGATGACGCCGGAGCGGTTCGCCGCGCTTTCCGAAGGGGCAAAGGCAACGGCGTTCATGATCGGAGGCGTCACCCGCATGGATCTGGTCGAAGGGATCCACGGCGCTGTCCTGAAAGCTATTGAGGCGGGCGAGACCCTGGCCGATTTTCAAGGGCGAGTTGACGACCTGTTCACCTCCCAGGGGTTCGCGGCGGCGGAAGAGGGGCTCGGTGCCTGGCGGCTGGAGACGACCTTCCGGACGAATATCCAGACGGCGTACAACGTCGGCCGCTACGAGCAGATGGTCGACATGACCGAGGCTTTTCCATACTGGGAATATGACGCAGTGAACGACGGAAACACACGGCCCGAACACGCCGCCCTCGATGGGAAGGTGTTCCCGGCTGATCATCCGTTCTGGGATACCTGGTATCCTATAAATGGTTACAACTGACGATGCGGAGTGAATATGGTCCACAGGTCTGTGGCCGAGGAGGAGGGGTTGAAAATCGAAACGGACGACCCGACTGGGAAACTGATCGAGCCGATCGACGCCGCGGGAAATAAGCTCCCGGCCCGGCCCCTGATGCCCGATCCCGGATTCGCGACGAACCCGGCGAAGCAGCCTTGGAAACCGGATCTCGGAAAGTATCCGGACGAATTGTCAAGACAATACGAAAAGGAGGAAAAAGACAGATGAAGCTCTGTGTGCTCGTGAAGGAAATCGACGGCGTGCCGTCCGAGTTCCAACTACTGCCATACGGCGAGATCTCAATCCACACCCGGAAACGCCCCGCGGTGCTGGATGAAGCTGCGATGAAGACTGTTATTGCGAAATTTGATGCGCGCGGAAACGACATGGTCATCGACTACGAGCACCAGACGGAGATGGGCACACAGGCGCCGGCGGCGGGGTGGATCAAGCAACTGGTCAACCGGGGCCGGGATGGGCTGTGGGCGATCGTGGAGTGGACCGACAAGGCGAAGGAATATCTCAAGAACCGGGAATACCGGTATTTCTCGCCGGTAATGTGGATTCACGAGGTGAGCGACAGGGTGGCGCTGCTTGAGCATGTCGCGCTGACGAACGACCCGGCGATCAATAATCTAAAACCGATCATGGCAAAAATGAAGCTGGCGAAGGCCGGTACGCGCCATGACCACAACGAGGAGGAAGTGAATATGGACAAAATCAGAGAGATGTTGGAGCTGCCGGCGGAAACGCCCGCCGACAAAATCGAGGGGAGGGTCGCGCTGGTGATATCGAAATGCGCTGACCTGGAAACGAAGCTCGCGGACGCCGTAACACAGGCAGCGGACGCGGCAAGGGTCGTCGCCTGCAAGGAAGTGATGACGGCGCTCGGGACGAACGAGGGCGCCACTGCCGACGATCTCGTCAAAATCATCACCGGCATGAAAGCCCTGGAAACCCCGGCGCAGAAGCTCGCGCTGAAGGTTCAGGAGCTGGAAACAAGAATCGCCTCCAGGGAATCGGACGATATCGTCCAGGAGGCCCTCAAGTCCGGCCGCACGTCTCCCGCTGAACTCGAAGAATGGGGAAACGACCTGGCAAAAACGTCGCCGGATCAGTTCAGGAAGATCGTACTTTCCCGGACGGCCGGAAGCGTGATCCCGCTGGATAAGCTCCGCGTGGCGAAAGGTAAGCCCGAAGGGCTCGCCGATGAGGCACAGAAGGGGATTAATAAGCAGTTGGGGATCTCCGACGAAACGTACACAAAGTTTGGTCCGAAAAAGGCCGACTAATGACTCGGGGACAGATTTAAATCTGCCCACACAACCAAAGAGGAGGAACAATATGAAAAAACTACTGAGAATACGGAGCATTTGGACGCTGGGTCTTGCGATCTTGATGCTCGTCGCATTCTGCGGTCCGGCCTGGGGAACGGCGCTGTCCGCGGATAAAAAGACGGAATATACCGATGGGAAGATGATGGTCCTGTCGGTTGCCGCCGCCGATACCATATACGCGGGGGCGCTGACCAGCGTCAATGCCGCCGGGTATGCCATCGCCGGGGCCGACACGGCGAGCACAATATTTGTGGGGATCTCCCGCGAATATGTGGACAATTCTCTCGGAGCCGACGGAGCAAAAACCGTCCTGGTGCAGCGTGCCGGGGTCTTTAAAATGCTCCTCGGGACCGCGATTACGATAGCGAATGTCGGGGATAATGTATTCATCGCCGACGACGCGACCGTCGATCTCACGGCGAACGTGACGAATAACATCTACGTCGGGATCATAGCCAACTATATCGATACGACCCATGCCTGGGTCGACATTACCCCGGGAATCCTGCAGGCCGA